TGACCACTCTCCCGTGCGGGGTTGGTGCCAACGCTGAAGCGGGCAAATACGCTCCCTTCCGTCGCACGCAGCCTGGCTACGCGTCAGGTTCAGGCACCATCACGGTGATCTTCACCGACAACGATGACGCCTTGGGTCAGCGGATGCTGGACAACGTGATGCTGACCTCTCAAGAAGGGGCCCGCGTTCGGTTGTTTGTGAACACCGTTTCTGACGGCGCAGCAACGCCTGCACCTGATTTGACCAACTCGATGTATATCGAGGCAGACGTGAGTCTTGAGTCGATGTCACTGTCGGTCAACCCGGATGATCCCATCACGGCTGAGATCGGTTATTCGATCAGCAATGTGGCTCATCTGTTCAAGACCGACTTGAGCTGATTCAATAAAAACGTCCCCATCCCCGGCCCCGTCTATCGGGGCTTTTTTCTTGGGTAAGCTCAATGCGGGTAGCGATGAGCTGCGACCCAGGGTGTGAGGGGGTGGTGCTTACCCCCCTTACGCCTGAGCTATTCTCATTCCGTAAGCACAAAACTCTCATGCGTCAGCTGGACAAGCTGCTGGAAATTGCAGCCAATGAAAACAAGCTCACGAAACATGAGCTTGAGATTGATGGTCATGATTTGACCTTTTGGTCAAAGCCAATGACTATCGCTGAGTACCAAGGGGCAAAGAAAGCCAGCAAAGATCCTGATGATTTGATGGAGACGACTGCCCGTCTGTTTGTCAAAAAAGCAATGGACGAAGGTGGCAGTCCGCAGTATCAGTCGGACGCTATCCCGGTTTTGCTGCGCGTTCTGTCAATGGCTACAGCGTCAAAACTGATGGCCGCAATGAACTCAGCTGAGGAAGAGGAGGACGTCGAACTCGACTTGAAAAGTGATCAAAAGCCAGCTAGCAAAAGATCAAGAGCTTCTAGCTGAGCTTTATGTGGCTAAGGAATTACACCTAACCCTTGGCCAGCTTCGTCGGGAACTTACCTACGAAGAACTATGGATTTGGATCGCCTATTTCGGCTTAATGAACGACAAGCAAGAGGAGAGACTTAAGAAGTCGCAGCGCGGGCGTAGACACTGAAGTCGCCGTAATAGTTAAGGTGCCATGCCACGTATGCGGCATGGGCCTTGGCTTCGGTGTCAAAGGAGCCCAGCGATTGTTTGTCTGTTCGGCTGGTGGCTTGCGCATACCAACGCTTGCCGCGTGGCTGAGCCCCTGGGAGGTATTTACCGGGTCGACGGCAATTCGCCATGTTGCCTTGATGCGTTGCTGCTCGCAGGTTTTCCCATCTGTTATCAGCGGGATTGCCGTTGACGTGATCAATCCTGATCGGCGGTTCTTCGTGGGTGTGTAACTTCCACGCAATGCGGTGAATTTTTAATGAGCGACCATTCCACTTCACATACAAGCCACCTCCGTGAGTAGGAGTTCCGCAGGGTCCAATGCTGCTGGGTCTGTGTTTATTGGCGATAAGTCTGCAGACAGTTCCCGTTTTTGGGTCGTAACTGAAGTGCTCTTTCAACACTTCAAAAGAAGGCAAGGGCTTAGCCTTGATGGGCATGACTGTTCTCCGCAGTTGTGTCGCGCCTAGGGGTTGCCGCCCGCTAGGCACTTCTATTATGGGTCATAACCCTTACGGGAGCGAAATTGGCTACTACGGCTCCCGTCATTATTCCAATTAAGACCCCTGGTCTTAGCCAGCTGCAAAAGCTGGAAATGAAGATGCGGGCGTTGGAGAAGACGGTTGAAGGGCTGCAGGGTGATTTAGGTAAAGCCAATGAAAAAATCAAAAAGCTCAATGACGAGTCGGTAAAAGCCAGTAAGGGAGTCGCCAAGCTCAGCAAGCAATTCAGAAGTTTTGCCGCATCATTAATTGCAGCCGGTACTGCTCAGGCTGCGTTTAATACCGGCCTAGACCGCATCCAGTCGAATGCTCGCTTGGTTGCGCTGGCGCGTGGTTACGAGGAAATCGAACAGGCGCAGGCTGCTGCTACTCGAACAGCAGAGGCGTTCAACCTCAGCCAGACCGAAGCCAACAAACAGTTTGCGGCGATCTATGGGCGGTTGCGTCCGTTGGGCCTGACGGTTGAGCAAATTGAGGATGCCTATGCCGGATTGTCCACGGCAGTGAAGACCGCCAGCCTTGACGCTGCTGGTGCATCTGCATTGTTCACGCAGGTGTCGCAGGCCCTGGGTAGCGGTGTTGTTCAGGCAGAAGAGCTAAACACCGTTATTGACCAAGCTCCGTCGATTGTTGTCGCCCTTGCTAAAGAGCTTGGCGTCACGGCCGGTGAAGTGAAGAAGCTGGCTTCAACGGGGCAGGTGTCGTCTGAGCAGCTGTTCAAAGCATTGCTGCGGGTGAAGGAAGAGGGCGTTGATGTCCTGTCGGAATCGTTGAATACGCCAGCCGAAAAGATCAAGGCTTTTTACAACACGACAGAGGACATTGTCGCGGCGCTAACCACGGCTGTGATTCCTGAGCTGGTCGATGGCGTTGATGACATTGCAGCGGCATTGGAGGCGTTGATTCCATTGGCGCAAGTGGTGGGGCGGACGTTATCGGCAGCATTTAAGTTGGCCGCTATCCCAGCCAAAGGCTTTGGTGATTTGCTGGCAAATATCTCTCAAGGCAACTGGGAAGCAGTGCTGAAATTTGACCCCAGTGGTTTCCAAAAGCTTGGGGACATCTTTGGTGATTTGTTTGCACCATTGCCTGAAGTTAAGACTGGTGGCGGAAGGCGTGGCGGCGGCAGCGCTGATTTCCCGACGATTCCTAATCGTGGCGATTCTGGTTCTGGTTCAGCTGCCAAAGCAACCAAGGGTTTGACCGACGCTGAAAAAGAATTAGCCAAGCAGGTGAAGATCACTGAAGGTTTGGTGCGTGATGTAAATCAGGCATATCAGGGCCGTACTGCTGCAATTACAACGCTTGAAGATGAAATCAGGTATCTGCAAAATGCTGTTAAGTACGGCGAAGAATATGCGCAGAAATTTAGAGAGATCCGTCGCTTGGTAATGGAGGGTGTTGGCTTTAACGAAGCCTTTGACCTTGTTACCCAGCGTGATGGGTTGCAGTCGCAGGTTGATGCCGCGAATCAGCTGAATACAGAGTTGACCGACACTGAACAGTTACTGAAAGGGTCTTATGAAATCATCACCAATAACTTGACCAGTGGCATCCAGGGTCTGATTGATGGCACGAAAGACTGGGGTGATGTGTTGTCTGATGTACTTGGTCAGCTGGGTTCGATGTTCCTTAATGCTGGATTTAACGGCTTAGGGACTGCTCTGAAAATCCCTGGTTTTGAAGGCGGGGGTTATACCGGCAATGGCCCGCGTTCTGGTGGCCTTGATGGCAGGGGCGGTCAGCTGGCCATGGTCCACCCAGACGAGACGATCATTGATCATCGGAATTCAATGGATCGCTGGAATGGTGGGAACGGTGATAGCCCTGGCGGCGGTTCAACTGGTCCCATCAGCGTCAACTACAGAGGCCCAACACTGAGCTTTAACGGCAGCGATTACATTCCACGGTCAGAAGCAGCTGCTTTGATTAAGGCAGGTGCTGAGGGTGGTGAGCGTCGTGTTTATGCGGGCCTGCGCAATAGCCGCAGTCGTCGTTCAACCCTGGGGCTCTGATGGCACTTGAATCGCTTTGCGTTTTTCTGACCATCCGTAAGGTCAACCGTGATGGATCGTCTGGGTCTGCTCAGTACCGGTTCCAAAATGGCCGGGTCAACGAAAACATCGTCACAGACAAGCCTGATGGCGAAACCCACCGTTACACCTACCTGCCATTCATCTATCAAGGTGGGATGCTGAACAGGACAGGTGACAACATCACCGCAGGGCTAGCGCTGGCCCCTAATGAGATCAGCCTTGCGATTGCAACTGACATCACCTCGACGGTGGACTATCAGAGCAACAACGAAGCCAAGCCAATGACGGTGGAGGCGACGGTGATGCTGATGGATGACAGCTATCAGCCCAATCGAGTGATCTCACGGGAGATCTGGGTGGCCGCTGCGATGAGTTACACCGTGGAAGAACTCGAAGTCGTTTTGAGCAGTGCCATTGATGCAGTCAATGCCCTGGCCCCGAATTACAGCCTGGATCGTCAGAACGTCGGCGCATTGCCAATCAGCGGCAACGTCAGGTTGTCGTGATTCCACCTGAGCGATTGATCGGGATGAAGTATCGGCTAGGGGCTGACCCTGAATGCCATGGGCAGGCAGACTGCCTAAGCCTGGCTCGTCATGTTGTTGCTGCTTATGGCATCAAATTGCCACCAGCAAATCGATCTTGGTATCGGCGGTTAAGGCGAGGTGATTATTCTGTATTTACTGATGAACTAGAGCGCTGGGGTGCTGTTATTGAGCAGCCTAGAATTGGCGCAATCGCTCTGTGTAAAGCAGAAAAGGGCTATGGCATGGGCGCTTATTGGGAGAACGGATGTTTAGTCTTCCTGAACAAAACGGCGGTCTGGAAACCGGTCACAAGCTTGCCCATCGAAAGGTTTTACTTCCCTTTGAGGCAGAGCTGTGCAATGCCTTAGGGCTAACGCAGGCTGAGTATTTTGAATATCTCGAACGGGCTTCGCAGCTGTCTGCACGAGGCAAGGACTATGAGTTAATCCCTGACATTAAAAATGCAGGTATCGACCCGCTGACGATCGCAATTGTTCAGATTGTTGTCGGGCTTGCTTTAACTGCTGCGTCTGCCTTGCTGGCGCAAAAGCCACGACAAAAGCAGAACGAACCCACCCGCATTGAGAAGGAAGACAACATCGGGCGGCAGCGGTTTACGCCGTCCAGTGACTTCGGTTCAGTGCAAGAGCTGGCCAGAATGGGCAGCACTGTTCCTTTGGTTTTTGCGAACCGTCGCGGTAACGAATACGGCGGGTGTCGTGCCAACGCCCTGCTTACGCATTCCTGCCTGTCATCTTTGACGGATAGCCAGCGAATCAAAGCCATCGCTGTGACTTCTCTGGCTGAGATAGGTAAGCAGCCTGACTATGAGGGGCTGGCCATTGGTGACCAGCTGCTGCAGGATTACAACAGTTACAAGCTAAAGGCGTATTACTCGGAAGAATCCGGAGTTATTCGCGAGAGAAATGACTATGACGAAAGCAAGCTTGACGTTGATTTAGATGGTGATCTGACGCGGATGTGGTGGCATCCGTTTGGTGATTATGAACGGGTGTTCTGCGGCACCCGCACACCCAGCAGCAAAACAGAATTCGGCATGTACGCGCCGATGCCTAACGCCAACACTTGGAAGCTCGACTTCCAGATGGTGATTCTGCCTGACGTAGCGGGTGGCGATGAGTCAGACCGCGTCAGAGGGTTGCGCCGGTTAATTGAATCTGACTTCCCGTTAATGGCGTCGGTTCACGATCTTGACGACGATGAAGCTACCTATCGCTTGTTGGCGCAGAATGAAGCATCGTTTTTTGAGCGGTATTACAGCGGTGCAAAAGGCGTTAATACTGACGGCATTCGTAACCAGATCAATCAACAGCGATATTTCATTGACAGCAACATCAATGAGGGTGAACTGTACGCCTTTGGCAATCAACTAGCTGTTTGCATCCGGCGACCAACGGAAACGTTTGAGCCTGGTGAAGAGGATATGGATTACAGGTTTCGGCTTCTGGATGACGGCACGACAACGTTGAGGGAAAGAAAAAACC